GTGAAGTCGCCCTACGAGGTGACGCCGGCGGGTCCGGCATTCACGAATGACGTCACCGCCACGACTGCGGTGTGATCAGGAGCCGGGACGGTGAGCATCTATCCCCGAATGGTCTTTCGTCCCGGCACCATGCTGCGCAATTGGCATGGCCGCGACCTCGACTGGCAGATCGTCGACGATGAGGTCGAGGAAGCGCAGGCCCTCTCGCAAGGGTGGCGCCTTTCGCCCGATCCGCTGGACCGTGATGGCGACGGGAAGCGCGGCGGCAGCTTGCCGGGGCAGAATGCGCGGACGAAGCGTGGGCGATCGAGGAAGGTGAGCGAATGACCGGTGATCTCGCCATGATGGCCGTGCTGCTGATCGCTGCTCACGCGCTCGCAGACTATCCGCTGCAAGGCGACTTTCTCGCCAAGGCCAAGAACCGCGCAATGCGCATTCCCGGCGTCCCGTGGTGGCAGGCCCTTGGCGCGCACGCTGCCATTCACGGTGGCTTCGTCGCGCTAATCACCGGCATCTGGTGGCTGTTCGTCGCAGAGGCAGCAATCCACTGGCTGACCGACGACGCCAAATGTCGCGGCAAGCTGACCTTCAACCAGGATCAGGCCATTCACCTCGCTTGCAAGGCGGTGTGGCTGGGCATCGCATGGTGGGCCGTCGAATGACCGAAATCCCCATCCCCGCCGGCCCAACGATCAAGGAAATCATCGACGCGTCGTTCTCCGCAATGGGGACCAGCGATGCAATGTTCGGACACACCGAGACCGAATATCAGGACGCCGTGCTCGCCCTCAACGGCATGATGAGCGAATGGCCGTTCAACCTGCTGGGCTACATCGTCGAGGACGCTGCCGGGCTGCGGCTCGAGGAAGAAAGCGGCATCGATCGCGCCTACATGGCTGCGGTGGCATACAGCCTGGCTGAACGCATGGCGCCGAGCTTTGGCAAGATGCTCACCCCCGAAGCGCGCCGGGTCAAGAACCAGACCTATTCGCGGCTGTGCGGCGCGGTGCAGGCCATCCCCGAGGCGCAGTTCGGCGACAACACCCCGCGCGGCTCGGGCCATCGCTATTACCGGCGGACCTACTTCCCGGCGGCGAGCTGATGCAGGTCCCCATCCAGTCGGGTGTCCGATCGAGCAAGGCCGGCTATGCGACCACCTTCCCCGTCAACCTGCAGCACGAGGTCCGCGAGAGCGGGATCAGCAAGGGCCAACTCGTAACGACGCGCGGGATCGTCGCATTCGGCGAGGGTCCGGGTTCCGATCGCGGCGGCGCTGTGTTCCGGGGCGTGCATTACCGCGTCATGGGCGCGTCGTTCGTGCGCGTGGATGCAGACGGGACGATCGCCACCATCGGCAGCGTCGGTAACGATTCACGCCCGGTCAGCTTCGCGCAGGACTTCGACCGCCTTGCGATCCGGTCGGCGGAGAAGCTCTGGTACTGGGATGGCGTGACGCTGCTCAAGGTGGCGGACTTCGACCTTGGCAAGGTGCTCGATGCCGACTGGATGGACGGCTATTTCGTCACCACGGACGGCGAGTTCCTGGTCGTCACCGAGCTACTCGACCCGACAAGCGTGGACGCGCTCAAATACGGCTCGGCGGAGAGTGACCCCGATCCGATCACAGGCGTTGAGGTGTTCGAGGAGGAGCTCTACGGCTTCGGGCGATATTCCATCCAGGTGTTCCGCAATGTAGGGCGCACTGGCTTCCCGTTCGAGAACGTGCGCGGGGCCACCATCTCGGTCGGCTGCGTGTCTGCCGATGCGAAGGTTCGGGTCGGACAGACGCTGGCATTCGTGGGCGGCGCGCGCGATGAACCGGTCGGGCTGTATGTCCTCGCTGGTGGGAGCGCGACCCGCATTTCGCCGCCCGAGATCGACGACATGCTTGCCGCGGTGGATGACCAGACAATCGTGCTCGAATCCCGCCTGTTCGGCGATGAGCAGCACCTGATCGTGCATCTCGACGACCGCGCCATCGTGCTGGCGATCCGCGCGACCGGCCAGACCGGCGAAGGCGCCTGGCACATTGCGCACAGCGGCTATTTCGGCCCCTACCGCGCGCGCTACGCCGTCTATTGCTACGGCAAGCACATCGTCGGGGATCCGACCGGGAACATGCTCGGCGTTCTGAGCCACGATACCGACCTGCATTTCGACGAGGCGGTGCATTGGCGCTTCGATGCCGGCTTGCTGTTCGACAACGGGCGCGGCTTCATCGTGCGCGAGGTCGAACTCTTCGGACGCAAGCCCGACAAGCCGACGACCATCTGGCTTTCGATGACACGCGACGGGCAGACCTACAGCCGCGAGGTCGGGCGCAGGCTGCAAGGACGTCGCGACGAGCGAATGCACTGGGCGCCGAATGCCCGCGTTGCGCAGATGGCCGGGTTCCGGTTCCGCGGCACGGGCAGCGTTGCCGTGGCGCGGTGCGATATGGCCGGGGAGTCGCTGGCGCTGTGACCGAGCGGACCTATTTTCTCGCGCGGGAAGAGCTGCTCAACGTCGGGTTCAGTCGCAAGGCTGCGAGGCAGTTCGAAGACATGCAGATGCAGGTCGCGAGTTCGGACGACACGATCCAGGCGAATATCGAAGGCACCACCATCCTCAAGGACGCGACCTATCTGACCCTCTCCGCCAACGCTGAACTGCCGAATGAGCGGGTGCTGACGCTCGGCTCGGGATTGGCGTTCGACCTCTCGACGCAAGGGACGGTGAAGCTCGACACCACCGGGCTCGTGCGCGCGGCAGGCGGGCATACGATTACGCTGGTGGGTGCTGGCGACAGCGAAGTCCTCATGCCGCTCGCAGGAAGGTTGGCGACTATCGCGAATGCCGAGACGCTGGAAAACAAGACGCTCGCCTCGCCACTGCTGAGCGATCTGGTGAACGCGATCGACGACACTGCGGCCGCATCTGCCAGCGTCCCGGTCGGGGGAATGTACCGCAACGGCTCGGCCCTCATGGTTCGGGTCGCGTAAAGCCGTCAAATAGCGTTCGGACAGGGCATGGGCGAAGGTAGCGCGCGAACCGAAAGGGGTTAGCGCATGGGCCTTTTCAGCCTCATCGGCGGAATTATCGGGGGCAAGCAGCAGGCCAAGGCCAGCAAGGAAGCCGCGCGCATTCAATCCGCTGCCACCGAGAAGGGCATCGCGGAGAGCGCTCGCCAGTACGACCAGACTCGCACCGACTATCAGCCGTTCCGCGATGTGGGCTACGGCGCGCTCGACAATTTCAGCAACCTGCTCGGCATCAATGGCGCCGAGCAGCAGCAGTCCGAAATCGACATGCTGAAGGCCTCGCCGCTCTACCAGTCGCTGTTCGACAATGGGCAGGAGGCCATGCTTGCGTCTGCGTCTGCGACCGGGGGTTTGCGCGGCGGTAACTTCCAGGAAGCGACGATGGATTTCGGGCGCGACACGCTCAACACCGTCATTCGCGACCAGTTGGCCAACTATGGTGGCGCGATCGGCATCGGCTCGGGCGCGACTGATGCAGTTTCCAGCTTCGGCGCGCGCGCGGTGCAGGACCAGGCGCAGCAGCGCAACATGGGCGCCGCAGCGAATGCGCAGTCCGCGCTCGTTCGCGGCGGTATCGCTGCGCAGAACTGGAACAACGCGGGATCGTTTGCCGACAGCGCTGCGAGCATGTTCATGCCCGGCGGTGGCGGCTTCAACTGGGGCAAGCTGTTTTGAGCCTGCTCGATTACGCCTCCACTCTTCGCGCGGGTCAGTCCCTCGTTCCCGACTTTCGCCTGCAGGCCATGCAGGACGAGCAGTTCGGGTTCCAGCGCGAGCAGATGCAGATGCAGCGCGACCGCATGGAGCAGGAGCGCCTTGCCCAGCAGGCCGAGCAGGAGCAATCGCAGGCGTTCCAGCGCGAAATGACGCAGGCCATGGTGAGCGGCGGCAACCCCGACGACATCACCGGGCTCATGTTCCGCTTTCCGAAGCAATTCGAGCAGAACAAGGCCGCGTTCGACCGCCTCGAAAAGGACCAGCAGCAGACCGAGCTCACCCAGATGGGCTCGATCTATTCGCGGCTCACCAACGGCGATGCACCCGGCGCCGCGGCACTCCTGCGCCGCCGTGTCGAAGCCGACCGCGAGGCCGGGCAGGAAGACCCCATCGACATGCAGCTTCTTGCCGCGCTCGAAAGCGACAATCCGCGCGAGATCGCCATCGCCAAGACCATGATCGGAACGCAGGTCGCGACCCTTGGAGGCGTGGACACGTTCAAGGCGGTCTATGGCGGCGGAGAGGCGGAAAGCCGCACCTCGTTCCAGAAGGATTACGATTTCATCGCCGCGACCTACGGGCAGCAGGCGGCGGACAACTTCGCGCAGGCAGAATACGACCCCACGGTGGTCGGTCAGCCTGGCGCACCGATTTATCGGCAGAGCCAAATCAGCGGGGTAGCTCCGGCGCCCGTCAGCATGAGAGGAGGTGATCCTAGCGGTTCGGGGGGGCTGGTGCCTACCCGCGAACAGGAGGCGGAGAGTGGGCGCGTTGCTCAGCGGCTTGGCGTCGAGGGCGCCAACGTGGCCGACAGCATCCCTCAGCAAGGCCCGATCGGCTCGTGGATCGAGCAATTGGCCGGTGTCACCGCGTCGTCGCGCAAGCGTTCGACCGGCGTTCCCGGCACCTATCACGCTGACGACAACGCGCGCGACTTCCCGACCGCGACCCGTGCCGAGAATATCGCGCTGGGCCGCCGGCTCAAGTCGGTGTTCGGGCCGCAGTTCGATGTCATCTACGCCGAGAACGACAAGACCGGGAAGCATGGCGACCACGTTCATGTCGAGCCAGGCCCTGCGCTCGGGCGGCAGATTCGGTCGCGGGGTGGCTCTGCGCCCGCGCGTGTCGCGTCGAAGCAGCAATACGACCGCCTGCCTTCGGGCGCAGAATACATCGCGCCTGACGGGTCGCGTCGGAGGAAGCCGTGAGTTTCTGGCAGAATGATCCTGTCGTCGGTGGCGCCGCGCAGTCGGGCGTGCAGCCGGTGTTTACCGTGCCTGATCCTCGCGCTGACATTGAAAGTCGTCGCGATAATGCCACGATCACGCGAACCGAGCAGGAGATCGCGCAGAACAACGCGACTGCTCCGGCCGATGCGCGGAAGGCTGCAGCCGACGCCGAGATCGCGGAACTGAACGCCGCAGCTCTTCGCGCGAAGATGTCCAAGACGCAGGGCGATGCCCGCGGCGAACTGCAGCGCCTGATTACCGAGATCGACGCAATCGCAGCCGACGCCTCCGATAATGGGGGTTGGTTCGAGACGGGCTTTTTCGGGTCGCGGCTACGCGATGTGCCGGGAACCGCCGCCTATGGTCTGCAAAAGCGCCTTGCCACGCTGGACGCGAACGCAGCCTTCCGCGCGCTGCAGCAGATGCGCGAGTCGTCGCCCACCGGGGGCGCGCTTGGCCAGATCACCGAACGCGAACTCGACCTCCTGAAGGCGACCATCGCGGACCTCAACCCGAACCAGTCACAGGGCGACTTTCTCGCGCAGTTGGCGAAGTCGCGCGAATATTATTCCGACCTGATCAGCAAGATTC